TGTCGTGATCAAGAACGGTACCGACGACTACACCATGTCCTACTCGGGTTTCCTCGACGCGTTCGCGTTGCCCGACGACTATCCATTCCCGTTGTATATCGGCGGCAGTTCGTTCGACATGGAGCAATCGCTGTCCGACGCAGGAACTGGTGTTCGCGACGCGCAAGACCCAGTCTCTGGTGCAGCTTATTTCCGTCTATGGGACGGTACATGGCGCAACGTGCGCAACCACGATGACCACGTCTCGCGAATTGAGGATTGGGGTTCTACTCCAACCGCCGTTGTCTGGCCAAAGCACCCAGGTGTTGTAGGTCGAGCCAACTACCCTCAATCAATAACAGGTGACCACGCGGATCCCGAAGGTCACTGGATGAAAAACACGGACCCAACGGTACAGGGCGACCTTCCTGTGATCCCGAGCACTATCTATGACCGGACGCATGGTATGATTGGTGCTTTGGAAGGTGTGTTCACTGTCCCAGGCGGTGGTGTCTTGTTGCCAGAGTCAACCTTCGTGATCGGTGCAGACACCTATCGCGTTTTCACATGTCGCGCCCACTCGGACGGCAATCAATACTACGCCATTAAGGAGGTGTAAGACATGGCTTATTCAACAGGCTCCGGCGACTACGTTGCATTGATGGCAGCAGTCCTCGTCCACGCGTTGGCTGATGGGTGGACCGAAACAGGTGGGCTAGGTACAGGCTGGCCAATTGCTTCGCCTTCTGGCCGCGTCCGAGGCGTCGATTGGACGTCGGCAACAGCATCAGAGGCTGACCTCACGCTGGGCGGAGACGGGCTGACCAAAACGCAGCGCACCATCTACATCGGATTGGGCACGTCAGGCGCGAACGCGACGACGAACGCGACGTCTGCCAACACGTCTTGCCACGTCAAGAACATGGCCTACACTTTCACGTCCTGGCACATCTTTTCGGATGTCACTGTCAGTGACCACATCCACGTCGTCTGCAATTTCTCGAACGGTGCGACGGGCGACTGCTACGTCCATTTCTCGTTCGGTGAGATCGACAAAGGCGGCATGACTTACAACTCAATTGCCTACGCGACGACACCTCGGAAAGAGGCTTACGCGATCACAACAGCGGGCGGTTCTTCGTCACCAGACAGCACGGTCGGGAGCAACTGGAACACGTTGAACCGGTCCTACAATATGTGGGCAGGGAACTACGGCGAGAACGACGATGGTAACTCCGCGGTTTCGTTCATGACTCACGCGACAACAGCGCCGCACTTGAACGGTACGGGCGGCTGGCCTGCGTGGGACACGCACATCAATAGCGGCACAAACGTCTGGGCAAAGACCGCACGTCAAGGCGACACGTATCTACCAAGTCTTACTGCTGATCGAGACGGCTCCTATGCGCAAGGTATTTGGTACGCACCATACAACTCGGTGACTGGTCAAGTATCGTTGGGACCTATCCCTTTCGTCTTGCTGAATGGGACCGGTACGACGGCTCGAAACATTTGGATGGGCGTCTATCCAAACGTGCGTTTCTGTTCGATGGACGGAGTAAGTCCTCAGGACGAGATCATCTTCGGTGGTGATACGTGGAAGCTGTTCCCAATGCTGCGCAAAACAGAGTGGGCAGAATTGAATATCCGGACACGCGTGACTTCTGGTTTGGCAGGCTACGCCTACAAGAAGGTTTAAGGTATGGCGCACCAATCAGTAGCAGGCGGCTCTGCGATTTCATACCCACGCACATCGACGGCGTCCGAACACTACACGCGTTCGAACACTACGGGTCCTTACCACGACTATTCGTCGCCCGCGTCGAACGTGAAAGACATCGTGGACAGCGCGTATGATCCAGGTGACTTGACTGGTACGATCACTCACGCGACACGGACAGACAAGTTCGTAGGAGTCGCGCACGTCGCGGCGTCGTTCCACACTGACTTCCACTTCAAGTTCTGGGTCATCCCGAGCCTGCTGAACCTGTCGAATCCGACGTTGGGCGCGAACATTCCTTTCCGTATTTGGAACACGTTTCCAGGTTCGTTGGGAACCGTGTCAGCGGTAAACATCGTCGGGTCCTCGGTGCTCACGTTTGACTATGGTGTTGCAAACACAATTTACGGCTTCGAGTACAAAGAAGTCAACATGCAGATCGCTGCAGGCGAGCCAACAATTGACGCGGACATCTCGTTCGTTCACGGCACACTCGGCACAGCGTTCCTTGAGGTCCTCGCAATCGTCGCGGAGACGTTCCCGATCCTGCCCGAGGTTCCGGTCAGTGAAACGTGGGATTTCAAGACCGACATTATCACCAACTACAAAGGCGTAGAGTCGCGTTTTTCTTTGATGCCCAACCCGCGGATAAACCTCGACTTCAACGTGCGCGTTGTTGACTACGAAGAACGCCAAATCCTTTACGGTCTCACGTCGTCGAACATCAAAGTGGCTTCCGTCGTACCTATGTTCCAGTATGCGGCCCCAGTGACTGCGTTGACCGCGATTGGTGGGACGCGGCTTTACTTTGATCCTGCGCGATGCAATGCGCGCGTGGGCGGCAACCTGATGGCCATGAACCGCGTCACTCGCAATGTGCAATTGGGCACTGTCGTCACGTTGCACGCCGATGGTGCGACCATCAACGCGTCGGTGGGCGTTGACGTTGAACCAGACGGCCTCTGGTTTGTCGTGCCTGGGATCCTCACATTCCTGAAAGACGATAGTGGTCTCGACTTCGGAACGCAGGCTGGTACCTACTCGTTGAACGCGATGTCCATGGAAGAAACGCTGCTTCAGCGACCATCTTCAGGCGTCACAATCAACACCTTCGACTCGTTGCCTGTGATCGAGAAGCCATTCCTGATCACAACGCCTGAGCGGTGGGCGTATCGTCGCGAGGTTCTAGATGGCGGTGTTGGTGCACAGGAAATCCGTTCGCGAGATACCAACTTCGTGATCAAACGCTCACTCAAATTCTCAGTTGATCGTTCGACGAATGGCGACATGGATTACTGGCGTGAATTCCAGAACATCGTTCGCGGTGCTCACAAGCCATTCTTGATCGAGACGCAACTACCCGACCTCACGTTGCGGACGGTCCCAATCGACGGTGCGTCCGTGTTGGACATCAACGAGACCTACTATGAGCCGAAGCTGTTTCCACTTGATACGTTTAAACGGGTCAAGATCACCTACACCGATGGTGCAACGTCCTACCATAACGTGACTGGTTCAGTCACTGACTTGAACGGCGACACTCAGATTTCTATATCGCCTGCGTTGACGCTCGGGAAGACTCAGTCCCGAATCTCCTTCTTGCAAAAAGTGCGCGGGTCCGATAGGATCAGCCTAGAGCACTACAACGACTATTCCTATATCAAGTTCGGCGTCAGGACCACAAACACATGACCTTCGACACCAGTGAGAAATCCCTATACGACGGCGAACCTATTGAGCTTTACAAGTTCACCGGGTCCGTCAACACGTATTACCTCACCACCTACTCGCAGACTGTCACGTCGTCGGGCACTGATTATGTTCCACTTGCAGGCCTGCAGCGCAACGTCTTGAAGGTTGGTAACCAGGAAGAAGAAAACCTGGCGTTGGATATCACGATGCCTTACGACCACCCGTTGGTTCAGGAATACGCCTACAAGACAGCGCCTCCCACGCTCAATTTCGAATTGCGACGCGCACACCGAACGGATCCTAGCGACACGATCCTGATGTGGAAAGGCAAGGTTTTGTCGTTCTCGGTCGAGGGCCGCATCGCTAAGATGCGTGTGCCTGCGTTGTTCGCGTATCTGCTCAATGGTGTCGCGCCAAACGCGCGTTACCAAGCTCCGTGCAACCATGTGCTCTACGACTCGCGCTGCGCGGTCAATCCCGCGGCATTCCAAACCGTCACGACGGTGACTGGAATCCTGGACAACGTGATCACAGTCGCGTCGCTCGGTGCGTTGTCAATCGCGGAGCTGGTCGGTGGTGATATGAACCAGGCGAGTATTGGTGAGAACCGCATGATCATATCCGGGACAGGCCTCGACCTGACAGTGACCTACCCATACGCCAATCTGGCAATTGGCGACTCGATCACGTTGCGCGCGGGATGTGACCATTCCTTTGCGACGTGCATCAGCAAATTCTCGAACGGAACCAACTTCGGAGGACACCCCATCGTACCCGACAAAAATCCCTTCACGAGCAAGCCATGATCTGGTTCACAATTGCCCTCTTCGTCGTGTCGTTTCTCGTCACGGCCCTTCTGGCACCTAAGCCGGACATTGAGGACGCACGAGCGGGCCAACTCGACGCCGTTCAATTCCCGCGCGCAACAGAAGATGCTCCCATCCCACTCGTCCTAGGCAAGGTGCGCATGAACGCGCCCAACACACTTTGGTACGGCGGGTGGCGCACTGAAAAGATCACGCAGAAAGTCAAGACGGGTTTGTTCTCGTCGAAGCACGTCGTTGTCGCGCACAAATACTTCTTGACGCTCGACCTAGGATTGTGTCTCGGCCCCAACGTGTCGTTGCGCGAGATTTGGATTGACGAGGAACAGGTGTGGACGGGCGCGTTGTCCGACACGGCAGTCAGTACCGGTACGATCAGTGAAAACGAATTGTTTGGTGGGTATAAAGGCGGCGGTGGCTGGTCTGGTGGTTTCCGCTACTACCCGGGTTCGTTCCCGCAAGCAGTGAATGGTGTCGTTGAAGGCTTGGTGGGTGCGGGTGGCGTGCCTGGCTACGGCGGTATGGCGCACATCGTTTTCGAAGACAACTACATCGGTGAGAACAACCAGCTGCGCAAAATGGGCTTTGTCCTCGACAAGTACACCAACGACATTGGCGCACCAGGATCAGGTTTGATCGGCGACGATGTGAACCCGATGGAAGCGCTCTATCAAATCTGCATCGACGAATGGGTAGGCCTCGGAATCGACCCGGGTCAGGTTGACCTCGTGAACTGGGTCGCTGCTGCGACGACGCTTCTGGCTGAAGGCAATGGCGTTTCGGTGCTCGTCACGTCGTCGAAGCAAGGCAAGGACATTATCAAGGAGATCCTTCGCCAGATCGACGCGATCATGTTCCAGGATCCTGAAACGGGTTTGCTCAAGATCAAACTGATCCGCGACGACTACGACACAGGAACCATTCCGGCGTATGACGAGGACGACATTCTGAAGGTAAGGAACTTCACCAAGACCGCGTGGGAGGACGTTGTTGCGCAGGTCAAGGTTTCGTTCCCGCAACGCGACAAAGAATCGTCGGCAGTCGCGATCTCGCAGGATATGGCTACCGCTGGGATGGTGGGTCGTATGAAGACGGTCAACATGTCTTTCCCCTTCTGCTACGACCCGTCGCTTGCGAACAAGATCGCCTCACGCGAACGCGCGCAGCAATCGGTGCCTCTGTTCCAGATGAAACTCGAAATGAACCGCAACGCCTACACGTTGCGACCAGGTGACGTGTTCAAGATTGACTGGCCTGAATATGGCCTTACCGAACTCGTCATGCGTGTCCAAAAGCACGACCTCGGTGAACTGCTCAACAACAAGATCGTGGTTGATGCAATCCAGGACTCGTTTGCCGTGGGAACTGTCGTGTTCGCTGATCCTGTGGGATCGGGTTGGGTCGCGCCTGTCACCACACCTGTTTCAATAGCGGATTGGACAGCCCTCGACGTACCATTCTTCTTTGGTCGGAAGCTGGAATTCCCGATCCAAGAAACATTCTCGCAACCAATGGCATTGCCGACGCGTCCCAGCACAGGTTCGTCCAGCTTCTCGATGGAAGGAAGCCTGACGTCTGGAGACCTTGACTTCGCAGAGCCAAGTTTCGTTGACTACCCGTCAACGGGTGTTCTTGCGGCTGAGTATGATCGTTCAGAAGGACAGGTGACGGGTATCGACGCGACTGGGTTCACAATCAATTCGCGCAACGGTGACTTCGTCTCGGGAACAGGAGCTGAGATTCTCGAAGGTGTTGCGGGCATCCTTTACGTTGATGGTGAGTGGATGGGTTTCACTGGTGTGACGAACAACCCGAGCACTGCCGTGATCACGAACGTCTACCGCGGCCTGTTTGGCTCGTCGGTCAAAACACATGCGGCCAGCACGCGCGTCTATCAGGTTATCATTGAGCACTTCGGGTCGGGTTATGCGGGCGCGGAAGTGATTGGTGACAACACAGGGCGCACCGACTACTACTACAAGCTCCTGGATGCAGTTGGCAGCAATCAAAAAGACCCTGCCGGTGAGTCGGAGCAGACGTTCACTCCTCGCGACGAAATGCGACTCCCTGCGCGTCCTCGCGGCATCACACTCGACGGCGTTCGCACGGTGCGCGAAGTCGTTGAAGCTGACGGCGACCTGGACATCACATGGAAAGCCACTGATCGTGAGACAGGAACGTCGTATCCTTCGGAAACAGCAGCCAGTGAAACGCCTGCCGAGGCGGGTGAGCTCTACGACGTCTATGTCTACATCGGCGGCGTGAACGATCCCACGCTAGGCGTCCTCAATACTGCGTCACTGACGCACACCATTCCGTTCTCGGGATTGACTCCTCCTGTCGAAGAGCTCGACTGCGAGATTCGAATCTTTGCGCAGCACGCGCTAAATCCTGACAACCCAACGGACATTTTCGACTACCTGTCTTCCGGGTATGCAAGCCTGTCCTTTACCTGTAACATCCGTGCTGACCAAGTCCTCCTGGAGGGGGATATGCAGAGCGGAACTGATAAACTGCTGCTAGAAGGTGACGAACAATCTGGTGGTGATCAACTCTCGCTGGAAGGAGATATGGCCTAATGGCTGACAAGAACATCAGTACGCTGACCGCGGGCACAGTCCCGGACGGCACAGAAAAGGTCCACGTAGTCCAAGGCGCGAACTCGCGTCGATTGGTGACGCAGGATCTCGCGAACCTTGGGTCCGCACTCAAGACCGAGGCAGGCACTTCTGTCACCGGTGTCGCATTGGACAAAGGGAAGTGGATTCGTTTCACTGCCGCAACAGCGGTCACCTGGACAATCAACACAGGCATCCATGCCGCAGGCGACGAGATCACAATCGAGCAGGCTGGCGCAGGCGTTGTGACCGTCACAGCAGGCGCGTCTGTCACAATCAACTCACGCGGGTCACTGATTGCCACCAACGGTCAATATGCCGTCGCGTCGTTGAAGTGTATCAGCACAGGCGTCTTCACTTTGGTCGGCGACCTGGTATGATCCTTGCGGGCATCATTTCAGCGGCCGGCGGAGGCGGAGGCGGACCTGGTGCAGACGACGGGCTTGCTCACCGCTACTGGCGAGTGCTCGTCGATGCTAACTCAGGAAATGTGTCTTACGTTTCAATTGCTATTCTCGAGCTGAAGGCATGGCCTTCCGGTTTGAATACGTCAATGGATCACGACTCGACCAAAGCAATAGTGTCGGACGAGCGCGCAGGTTGGGAGGGGTCGCAAGCTTTCAACGGTCTTTGGCCGGAAGGTTGGACTACTACTGAAATAGGTATCGTCGCCGGAGTGACTGACGTTGTATGGTCGCCGACTGCAAGCCTGATAGTAGGGGAGTGGTTGGGTTTCGATTATGGCGTAGGCAACGCTGTCCGAATACGAGAATTTGACATTCAAGCTCGCGTCGAACTATCTTTTGCGAACCAAACTGCTCGCGACGTGACGTTGCAGTACTCGGACGACGCCGTTTCGTGGGTTTCTGTTGAGTCTTTCACCACCTCGAACTTCACGTCAGCGGGTGAGCGGAAAACCTACACTGTTACCGGCGCCCCTGCACAGTCAACCGTCGAAGCGAGCGCTTTGAGCACAGTAGCAGTGATGGGCGGACGTACCGGTGCGATACAAGCCAATGAAATAGGTGTCCGCGTGGTCACTGGAGCGAACGGTACTGACAAACTGAACGCAAGCAACATGGCAGTCTATGCCGTGATCGAACCTTAAGGAGAAGCAGATGGCTTTCTACGGATTTTTTAACAAGGCGAGCGAGTTCTGGGGCGGGACCGAGAATACAGCAGTCACCGCTGCTTATGACTCGTCCTACGTCCCAAATTCGGTCGAGTACGCTACCAACGTAGCAGGCGGTTTTGGTTGGGGAACTGCTTTGACCGACGTTTGGATCCACATGGGATTCTACGTCGAAGGAACGGGCTTCCAAGGTGGCACGTCAACGGACGGCGAGTGGTTTCGTGTTATAGACACGCAAGGACGCACGATTGCCTACGCAGACCTCCTCAACGGTACTCTCACTTGGGGCGTATCGGATAACGGTTCTACGTTCACTGCAGTAGCCACATTAACACTGCCGTCCAACAACACGCGGACAGAAATTGACGTTCGCGTCCAGGTCAATAGTGGGGGCAATAACATCGCGTCTATCTACTACGACGGTATTCTAATTTCAACACAAACGAGGGCGTGGGCGTCTGCTACGGGCATCCAGCACGTTGCGTTGACAAACCAGGACACCAACGCGGTCTTGCACTACTCTGAAGTCATGGTTGCCGACGAAGATACTCGCGGCTTGCGCATGTCAATGATGGATCCAGATGCCGCGGGAACTGTCGAGGATTGGGACGGTGCCTACACCGATTGGCAGACGCGTGGCGACGGCTTGGTCGTATCGACACCCACGGCGGCTGAGCGCCACCACTCGAACCTGGCGGCTTACGCGGGTCCTGCGTCGCCAACATCGGTGCGTGGAGTGTTCGTCCAGACACATGCGAAAGCAGGCGCCACCGGGCCTACCCAGATCGACGGTTCGTTGCGCATTTCAACGACAAACTACGACGCGTCGGATGCCAAGGTTCCTGTTGATGGCGGGCCTACCGTGTTCGAGTTCACTAACGATCCGGCAACGGCGATTGCGTGGGACACGGCCGACTTCGCCGCGTTGCAGGCTGGCCTGCTGTCCGTCGCATGATCTGGTTGACTGCAGCACGCATCGCGCTCGGACGCATCGCTTCGAAGCTGCCCTGGCAAATCTGGGCAGCTCTTGCGGTAGCGGTGATCTTGGGCGTGTCAGGCTGGTACATCAATGACCGCGCGTATAACCGCGGTTTCGCTGAGGCGGATGCTGCGTGGGTGATCAAGGTCAATGCCGAGATCGAGCGACAAGTGAAAGCAAACGATGCAGCATGGGCGGCTGCACAAGAACAAATTGCCCGATTGAACGAAGCAAAGGAAGTACGAGATGCCACGATTGAACGACTCAACGCCGAAGCGTTGGCGGATCCTGATGCTGATCGGGAGTCTATTGGTCTTGACGGCGTGCGCCGACTCAATAACCAGCATTGATGGTGCGCCCGTCCTTCGACCTGCACCTGACGAGATAGCTCAGGCGTGTGCCCTGCCCGCGTCGTTGCCCAATCGCGCGTTGACGCAATCAGAAGTCGAGACGCTTTGGCGTCAGGATCGTGAAGGTTTGACTGACTGTGGTGTGACCAAGGCCGCGGTCATCGCGTATTACCAAGATCGGGATCGACGACT